TGGTGAACCCATTTGTACTGACCCGCCGGTATATTGCGAAAGTCTTCCGTTTGAAAAGCACGGACTGCATTACCATCGTGATTCCCTTTAACCAAAATAGTTCTGGGGCAGCCGCAAAACCGCTCGATCACTTCGGCAGGGGCTGTTCCATAGTCTATCATGTCTCCCGCGAAGCAGAGAAGGACGACCCAGAGAAGCTACAGAATTTCGTCAACTCCTGGCTGGCGGAGCCCTGGGAGGATACCAACCTCAAGACCAGCGCCGACCTGGTCCTGGAGCGCCAGACCCATGTGCCGGAGCTTATCGTGCCTGCCTGGGCGAAGCTGCTCACCGGCGGCGTGGACGTGCAGGAGAACTGCGTGTACTGGACCATCCGGGCCTGGGGCAACCATATCCGCTCCCAGAACGTCGCCCACGGCCAGGCCCTCAGCCTGGAAGAGGTGGAGCGGGTGATGAACCTCTCCTACCAGCGGGAGGACGGCGGGGCACCTATGGTAATCAACCTGGCCCTCATCGACAGCGGCGACCAGACAGACATGGTCTACGATTTCTGCGCCGCCAACTCGGAATGGGCGCTGCCCGGCAAGGGGGCCAGCACAAAAATGTACACCCACTACCGCATGAGCAAAGTCAACAAGCCCACCAGCCGGGCCTATGGCATGGATTTGGTGCTGGTGGACACAGATAAATATAAGGACATGATTGCCGGGCGGCTGCGGAAGAAAATCGAGGAAAAGGGCAGCTGGACCGTGTATGCCGGCTGTGACCGTGAGTACGCCGAGCAGGTGACGGCCGAGCATAAAGTCAACGTGAAAAAAGGCAGCCGCACCGTGCAGGAGTGGGTGCAGAAGCACTCCCACGGTGACAACCACTACCTGGACTGCGAGGTGTATGCCATGTGCGCGGCGGATATTATGGACGTACGCTTTCTCTACCTGGAGGACGAGGCGGAGAAGCCTACCGGGCCTGCCCCCGCCCCTACGCCGGAGGAGGATTGGATTAAGGCCAATGAGAATTGGATTTAGGAGGACGAGCCTATGAGCGACACAGATACCACCTACCAGCCCCGGGAGCTGCTCTCCCAGGTGGACGCCGCCATCCAGACGATTCTGGTCGGCGGCCAGAGCTACCGGTTGGGCAACCGCAGCCTGACCCGGGCCGACCTGGGGCTTTTGCGGAAGATGCGCAATGAGTTGGCGGCGCAGGTTGCGGGGGAGGATGACAGCTGCCTGATGCCCGGAGCCTGTGTAGCGTTTTTTGAGGGGAGATAGCAAAAGCCGAGCGATGACCCGCCCGGCTCTTTCTTACGCCTGAATTTTTGTGATGAGTGCTTCCTGCAAAACTTGGGAGAAGTTGACGCCCATAGCCGTGGCCCGGTCATTGAGCCACGAGGGAATGGTGAGTGTCTTTTTTACGGCCTTCGTTTCTTTGTACTGTTCGATGGTGCAGGCCACCAGCGAGGTAAACCCGTCCTCCGGGATAATGGATGCCATTTCCGAGGGCTGGACAAGAGGTTTTCCCTGTTCCAAAAGAGTGAGCACATAAGCGGCCAGCGCCTCCTGGGCTTCGGCCATTGTCTCCGGCAGGGTATCGCCGAAGCTCTGGCACCCGGGCAGGTCGGGGAACTCCACCCAATAGGAACTGTCCTCCTGATGGAAAATGGCGGGATAGACAAACATCATACAAGATACCTCCTTACAGGCCGGGGCTATTTAAGCCCCG